TTTTACGTCCGGGAAGCCTGGCGAGGCCAGGAGGCGCTGGAGGCACACATCGCGCTGCCTCATTTTCAGGCCTTTATCCCGCAGATGGAGGCGTTACTGGCGGAGCCGTTGCGACTGGATTATTTGACGGCGGTAGAGCCGTAATCGTTTTGTCAGGATGGATGGACTGCGCAGGACGAATTGCAGATACAAAAAAGCCCGCATAGCGGGCTTTCAGGACTTCGTATCAGGCTCTGGTGACCGTTAACAAAGAATTTTGGTGGAGCTGGCGGGAGTTGAACCCGCGTCCGAAATTTCTACATACTATTATTAATAGTTTAAATTCAATAATTTATCAATATTATCATTGGCTTAGTGTTGTGACGTATTAGCAAGTGTTATGCCTTTTTACTCTTCTGTCGCCATTTTGCCGCCAATTATACTGATGCAATAGAATATCTACCTACGATAATTTATACTGGAAGTGATGAAAAAATAAAAAATATCAATACTTTTCAATGTGGGGATATATGAAAACGCAGAAATTCGTAAGTGAACTTTTTTTAGAAAATGGGCAGTTTATCCTGGTTGGCTTAACTGGGAGAACTGGTTCTGGTTGTACTACAGCAGCAACTATTTTAGAAAGTAATGAGACAGTATTTCCCGATGTGGATAAATTAACTGATTTTTATAATGGTTTAGATTTACAGCGTTATAAGATAGTTAAGGATTTCACTGAGAGTCATTGGGAGGCATTTTACTCAATCAAGGTTAGTGACTTGCTATCAGTTTATTTGTTAGCAATGTCACATACTGAACTTTCATACTTCATCACGTCGTCAACTAAAGATAGCATTGATGAAGATAAATTAAACAAGATACTTAATGAAGGAGCATTTTCAAAAACACAACTTAGAAAAATAAGGACGGATATCTTAAAAGCACTTATTGATCATAGTCAAGAATTAGATCTCGATAATCTAGATGTATCTAACATAAGAAAAACATTGCATTTGGTTAGGTTTTTCACTAATAACTTCAAAAAAGAACTTAATGATATAAATACAGGTCTTTATGTATCAACTTATCAGGCTGCTGGGAAATCTGTTAGACGGCTTGGTGGAATAAAAACAAATTATGAAACAGAAGAATTTGATCCAAAATCGGTATTTCATTTGCCTGAAACTATCAATAGGGTCATTAAGCTAATTAGAAAAAGCCAAGATGGTAAGGCATTAGTAGTTATTGATGCTATACGTAATCCATATGAAGCTAAATTCTTTAAAGATAGATATGCTGCATTCCATCTGGTATCAATTAATGCTCCGGATGAGCATAGAAAAAAATATTTACAGAAGCTACACAAGTTTTCATCTGAGCGCATTAAACACATTGATGATATTGAATCAGGAAAAGGAGATAAGGACAATCAATATAAACATTTAACGAACCCGAATGTAACTAAATGCATAGAAATTTCGGATATACATCTTTATAATCCTAAAAATGAGTTTGATAACAATAACATACTTAAAGCACAACTTGCATGGTATATCGCTCTAATGAAGCACCCTGGATTGATCACTCCTACAGCGATGGAGCGAGTTATGCAGGTCGCATATACTGTTAAATTAAACTCTGGATGTATATCGAGGCAGGTCGGTGCCGTTGTTACAGATAATGATAATTCAATTAAATCAGTTGGTTGGAATGATGTAGCTAAAGGGCAGATTCCATGTTCAATGAGATCACTTGATGGATTGATCAATGATTTTGATTCGAAAGTATATAGCTCATATGAGCGAAATGATGCTCTTTTTAGAAAGAAAGCTAAAAGTAATTTAATAAAGTTTAGAGCGATTGAATCAAGTTCTGAAATTTTTAAAGGACGTAATTTGTCATATTGTTTCAAGGATATTCATAATAGTCTTGATGATGATAAAAAAGGGAATCAGGTCCATACCAGAGCTTTACATGCTGAAGAAAATGCCTTTTTACAATTATCTAAATATGGTGGCGTTGGTGTGCAAGGTGGTAAGTTGTATACTACAGCAAGTCCTTGTGAACTTTGTGCAAAAAAAGCATATCAACTAGAGGTCGCTGAAATAATTTTCATTGATCCTTATCCGGGTATTGCACAAGATCATATTATTAATATAGGTAATAATCCACCTAAATTAATTCAATTTAGAGGGGCAATTGGTAAATCATATCATCGATTATATGAACAAATTATTCCTATGAAAGATGAGTTGGATTATTTATCAATGTAAGTCTGTACATTATAAAAAGTTAAGTGGGTTTTTATAAACTGCGTCTTCAAGATGATCTGGTGAAAAGTGTGAATATACCATGGTCATCTTGATATCAGAATGACCCAAAATATCTCTCAAAACAAGTATGTTTCCACCGTTCATCATAAAATGACTGGCGAAAGTATGACGTAGCACATGAGTGCATTGTCCCGCTGGTAAGTCTATATTGGCCCGTTTCACTGCCCGTTCAAAAGCTTTTCTACATGGCGTGAACAACTTCCCCCTGTTTTTGGGGAGTTCGTCGTATAGCTCCTGAGATATCGGTACAGTTCGGTTTTTCTTGCCTTTGGTTTTGGTATAGGTGATCCGGTATTTTGATAACTGATGGCCTTGAAGGTTTTCGGCTTCACTCCACCGCGCGCCGGTAGCTAGGCATACCTTTGCGATCATCAATAGGCTAAGGCTTTGAGAATCAGCGCAGGCATCAAGCAGGCGTTTAATTTCGTCCAAGGCTAAGAATGCCAATTCACCCTCTGCGATTTTGAATGTCGGTAGCCCGGCGAGTGGGTTAGGCGCTGACCAGTGACCCAGCTTCTTCAGGGTGCCAAAAACGGATGATAAGTTACGCTGTTCAAGGTTTACCGTGCGTGGTTTTACTGGCGACATTAGCGCGCCTTCTTCGTTACGTACCTCACCTTTCAACCGTGCTTCACGATATTTCGTAAAGTCACCGGCGGTTAACTCAGAGGCGACGGGATCGCCCAGGCCATTGCAGATAATATTCAGTTTCGCCATCAGGCGCTTGGGGTCTGCGAGTGTCTGGCCGTAAAGGGAGTGCCACTGCTCAACCAATTCTGACAAACGCCGCCGATCTTCCTTTTCACCCAGCCAGGGCTTTTTGTTCACTTCATCCATGGTGAAGTTTTCGAATGCTACAGCCTCGCCCTTTGTCGCAAATTGCTTGCGCACGCGCTTGCCGTCACGCCCGTTCGGGTAACACTCGCACAACCATTTTCCGTTCGGCTGTTTTCTGATGGTCATATCAAAGGCTCTTAATGATTTTCAATGCGCGGCCAACAACCTCGATATCATCCAGGCTGCACTCAAACGAAGAATCATCTTGATGTACAACTAATCTGTTTCCGGGAAGGCGAGTTAGCTTAACAATGCTTTTTATCCCGTCGATATCGACCAACCACATCCCGTTCACTGGTGGTGTCTGGTTACGGTCAACTAAATATGAATCGCCATTGGTATTTATGAGAAGTAGCTCGCTTGAGTCAGGGGGAAGCAGGCTGCTATCAATGATGGCCTTCCCGGCTTCAATTAACGAACCTCCTATAAGGCTAGCCTTATCGATCTCTGGCGATACAAGCTCAGAAAGTGGTTTTACTTTGCTAGAGTTCACGAAATTGATACTTTTTTTATCATCAATTTTTGTTCCTGGTTCGCCTTGTCCTGTGGTTAGCCAGAGTAATGAAACGCCTGTTTCAAGAGCGCATTGGATCACCCATTCTGCAGGGAAGCTGTCCCTTAAGTATCTGTTTGCCATAGTGCTTTTAGATGCGCCTAAGTGATCGCATAGCTGCTGTCGGGACTTGAAATCATAGGCAGCTATCAACCTATGGATAGCCTCTCTACCTCCTGTATTCTCGCCAGCCTTCACTTGTATCATTTTTTAATCCTATTGACGTATCAAATATTGGATCGTAGTATCTCGATTGTTTAAATATTGAATCACATAAAACAAGATAAAACGACATAAACCAAACCTTAACTAAGAGATACTGCACTATGAGCACTGATATTTCAATTCGTGTACCAAAAGAGATGGCTACGCCTGCAGAGTTCGCGGAATGGGAAGGTATTTCACGTGGCTCTGTATACCAAAAAATTCACCATGGTCAGCTTGCTAAGTACATGGTTAAAAAGGAGAAAAATAAAGGTCGCGTAAGCCTGCGTTACTTAATGTACAAAACCGATCAGGTCCGTGAGTCTCTTGGTCATTCCAACTTCCGCGTCATTGTTGGTCAGTAAGTTCGATTATGAGAACTTTTTAAGGGGCTCGCATGTTTGATTATAAGATTTGCAAACATCCACACTTTGAAGAGGCCTGCCGGGCTTTCGCACTGCGTCACAACATGGCGAAGCTGGCAGAACGCGCGGGAATGAATGTCCAGACGCTGCGCAACAAGCTCAACCCGGACCAGCCGCATCAGCTCACACCGCCTGAAATCTGGCTGCTTACCGATCTCACTGAGGACTCAACCCTGGTTGATGGCTTCCTGGCACAAATTCACTGCCTGCCATGCGTGCCGATGAACGAAGTGGCAAAAGAGAAATTGCCGCACTACGTCATGGGCGCCACCGCTGAGATCGGGCGCGTTGCCGCCGGTGCCGTTACTGGCGATGTGAAAACACCCGCCGGACGCCGTGACGTGATCAGCAGCATCAATTCAGTAACTCGTCTGATGGCACTGGCTGCCGTTTCCATGCAGGCCCGCCTGCAGGCTAACCCCGCAATGGCAAGCGCGGTGGACACCGTAACGGGCCTTGGCGCTTCGTTCGGCATCATATGAGGTGATTATGCTGACTAATGAACCGTCATTCGCATCGCTTTTAGTTAAACAAAGCCAGGGTATGCACTGCGGCCATGGCTGGATTATCGGGAAAGATGGCAAGCGCTGGCACCCGTCCCGCTCTCAGGATGAACTGCTGGCAGGGCTGACCACTACCAAACGGGGGAAACCATGGCTATTGAAGGTGCTGCAGCGACTGTTCCATTAAGCCTGGGCCAACGTATGGAAGGGCTGAACCGAATAGCGGAATTAAGGGCGAATGTGTTTGGTCTGAATATTGAGCCAGAGCTTGAGAGATTTATTAAAGATATGCGCGATCGCCGCGATATAAACCATAAACAAAATGAGCGAGCACTGGCAGCCATATTCTTTATGGCAAAAATTCCGGCAGAACGTCACGGCGTCAATATTAGTGATCTGACTACTGACGAAAAGCGGGAACTGGTTAAAGCAATGAATCATTTTCGTGCAGTGGTGAGCTTATTTCCCAAACGGCTAACCATGCCGAATTAACCCACAACAGAAATTAATGGCGTAAACCCGCCGGGCATTCTTTTGCCCAAATTCAGGAGAAAGAACAATGCAGAACGAATTACCAAAAATGTTTGTACCCGAAACCGACCAGCTTATGGCGGTGATCGATATTGCCAAACGCGAGGAGCGCAAAGGGCGCGCGCTCGCAGTTTCAATCCGTCTTGAGGCGCTGGCAACCCATATCACCAACAAAGGGTTAAACGGTATTGAAGCGGCTGAACTGCTGCGCCGCGAAGCAACCCGCTACGAAAACGAATCTCAGGAGCTGCACTAATGGCTGACTCTATGGACCTCGTACAGCAGCGCGTTGAAGAACAGCTGCAGCGCCACATTCACGCCGCCCGCAACAGAGCGCCGGGCGCTTCCCGTGTGCTTTGCATCGAATGCGATGCTCCGATCCCTCCAGCGCGCCGCCGTGCCATTCCGGGCGTGCAGTGCTGCGTAACATGCCAGGAAATCGTTGAGCTGAAAGGGAAGCATTACACCCGAGGCGCGGTGTGAGCTTCGGAGCCAGTCACTGATGCCTGAATTAGTAAAAGACGAAGGCGGCCCGACTGTGGCCGCTGGGACTTTCCCATGGAACGGCCCGAGAAAAGCACTAAATCCCTACATGGACCCGGCGGAAGTAGCGCCGGAGACTGCGCTTTCAAACCTGATTTCTCTCTATGCTGCAGATAACGAGCAGGAGCAGCTGCGCCGCGAGGCCCTGAGTAATGAGGTCTGGGAACGCTATTTCTACAATGAATCCCGCGATCCTGTTCAGCGTGAAATGGAGCAGGACCAGCTGATAAGCCGCGCCAAAATGGCCCGCGAACAGCAGCAATTTAATCCCGATCTGGTTATCGTTGCTGACGTGAGCGCCCAGCCAGCGCATATCAGTAAGCCGCTGCTTGAGCGGATTAAATATTTCGAGGGCCTGGGCAAACCGAAGGCATATTCCCGCTATCTGCGTGAAACCATCAGGCCGTGTCTTGAACGCCTGGAGCGCGTGCGTACCAGCCAGATTTCTGCTTCATTCCGTTTCATGGCGAGCCATGACGGGCTGGAGTGCTTGCTGGTCCTGCCCGAAATGAACCAGGAGC